GTGGGCAACGACTACAGCGCGCAGACCCGCTCGGTCTACGGTGCTGAGAGGCACTTCAAGAGCGAAGCCGGCGCGGTGAAGCATGCAACCGCCGGCGCGCAGTCGATGGTCTGACCTACCCGGCCCTCCGGGGCCTGCCCCGCACGGTCGCCGCCGCCACCGCGGCGCGGGGTGCACGCCTGCCACGTCGGCGGGTGACTGAGTGCGACCAACAGGAGGATGGGATGGATGACGTTGATCTGGTGCGGGTGCGGGGCTTCTACATCAACGGGCGCGATGTGTGGACGCTTGCGCGCGAGTCCACCGAGCGGTGGCTGACTGCGGCTGATGTGCGGGAGATCCTCGGCGATGAGTCGCCCGTGATCGCCTACGACGACAGCGGGCTGGGAGGAACGCTGGTGTTCCCAGGCAGCCTCGACGGCCTGCGACTCGCGAAAAAGCTGTGCGACCAGCTCAACGACGCGCTGCAGACCGCGGAGCTGCCCTGCCCCGCCGAGTCCTTCCCCGAGCCCGCCGACTTCGCCGAGCCGCCCGGCGGCGAGTCCGCCCGCGTCGAGCGCGAAGAGGCCGCGCACCTTGACGCGCTGCGGGCCAAGGCCGCCGCCACCGAGGACGTGATCTACTACGGCTGGAAGTCCGGCGACCGCTTCGAGATTGGCCCGGTTGACGACGTTTCCCGGTCCTGGGCCGCCGGTCACCTCTGGATGACCTGGGGCGGCGCGACGCGCGGAGCGGTGATCTGCCGCTGCGATGTACAGGTGAGCGGCCACAACACTACGCCGGGCCTGCTGATCGAGTGCGAGGGCCTGCGGCGCGCGACGGTGGTCGATCCGCGGATGCTGTCCGTCTGCGCTCGGAAGGTGCTGTGATGCCCGAGCCGACCATGCGTCCGATGACGCGCGCCGAGGTCCTTGAAGCACACCGCCTCAACGAAGAGCGCCGAAACAAGATCTTCGGCTACCACGACTATGAAAGGGTGCGGGGCGAGGTCCTCGGATCGCGCCAGTGGTGGGAGGCGACGCGCGATCAGCTTGCGCTGGAAGTCGACCGCGCGACCACTGAGGCTGCCCGCGCCAACCGCCTGCGCGACTTGGCTGACGTGGTCGAGAAGCTGCCGGACCTGCTGATGATGAAGCCCATCCCACCGATCAAGGAGCCCGCATGACCCTCCGCCCCATCAACCCCGGCGCTGAGGCTCACCTCGGCGTCCGCCACGCCGTGCCCCACATCGGCAGCATCACCCTGCGGGACTACTGCGGCACCGACGCTTCGATCTCGCGGGCCGCCCGCGTCAGCTACGGCCGCGAGAGCGCCGACCGCGGCGCCGATGCCGACGCGAAGCTCATCAACTTCCTTGAGCGTCACGGCCACACCTCTCCGCTGGAGATGGCCGAGATGGTGTTCCAAGTCGAGGCCCCGATCTTCGTGGCCCGCCAGTGGCTCCGGCACCGGACGGCCAGCGTCAACGAGCGCAGCCTGCGCTACACCGAGCCCGCCATGGACGCCGAGATCATGCCGGCGGAGGGCTTGGGCGATCTCTGCGCCGACCCCGATCCGGGCGCGAGCAAGCAGGGCCGGGGCGCGGTGGTCAAGGCGCCCGCGGCTGCAGCGGAGGCGATGCGCTTCGCGCTCACGAACCAGCGGTCCTTCTACCGGTCTCTGCGGGCCATCGGCGTGAGCCGCGAGCAGGCCCGCTCCGTCCTGCCGCTGGCCACGATGACGGCCTTCGTCTGGAAGATCGACCTGCACAACCTTCTCCACTTCCTCCGCCTGCGCTGCGCCCCCGACGCCCAGCGCGAGACCCGCCTGCTCGCCGAGCAGGTCGCGATGGTGGTCGCCGATGCCTACCCGCTGACGTGGTCGGCGTGGGTCGAGCACGTCCGCGACGCGCCGCGCCTGTCGGCCTCGGCGTGGCGGGCCCTGGCCGGGTGTCTCGACCCGGACGCGCTGGCCGGGGCGCTGGGGGCGCTGCCCGAGCGGGAGCGGCGGGAGACGATGAGCCTGATCACCGCGGCGTGGGCCGCGAAGGGGGGTGTGTGATGGACGCTGACGACGCGCTGCGCGCCATTATGGACGCGATCAGCATCGACACCGTGGGCGAGGTCAGCGCGGTGCGATTCACGCCGGTCGGGCTGGCGGACCTCGCCGAGGCGCTGGCCGGCATGATCACCGCGGCCCGCTCCGAGGGCGAGGCCACCGGCTACCGCCGGGCGGTTGACGATGCCTGCGCAGCCCTTGACAAGCGATACAGCGCCCTGGAGAGTCGGCTCGTGGATGATGACCACTACGGCGCGGGGCGCCTGCGGGGGCTCGATCTCGCCGAGGAGATCGTGCGGAAGCTCGCCCCGGTTGAACCTGTAAGCAAAGCTGATGAGTTGCCCGCCGGCGGTGCATCGTGACCGCCCCCGGCTACGGCAGCGACGACGTCGTCACCGAGGCCAGCGTCGCCGCCCGCCGCCGCGCGCAGACCGCCGCGGCGATGGCCGGCGGGGTGGCGCCCGGGGCGGTGCTGGTGGCCTTGGCGCGGGCCGATGCGCTGCGGGAGCGGTACAGGCAGGGCGGGCGCGGTGCTCCGGTCCTGGTGGATGTGGTGACGGCGTATGGCGCGGTTGCGCCGAAGGAGGGGTGATGCCGCGTTCGTCCTGGGTCTACAAGGGCAAGCCCACCAAGATCCCCCCGTCCGCCCGCACCCCCGGCGAGCCCCCAGCCGACCACGCCGCGCCGCCGCACACGCGCGCTGCGGCAGCATCCAGGGCCGGCGGCCCGCGCCCGTCGCTGTGGGGCCCTGCCGATGACGCCGTGCTCATCGAGTACGCCACCGAAGGCCGCCCCATCGCCGAGCTGTGCGCCGCGCTGCCGCACCGGTCCGAGCGGCAGGTGATCGCCCGGACGCGCCAGCTCCGGGTCGCCCGGCGGATCGGGCGCGAGGCCGCCGACGCGCTGATCGACTCCCGCGACGGCGCGCAGAAGGCCAACGCCTACGGCACTGTCGCCGATCCCGTCAAGGTCGCGCGGTTCTGGATGCGGCAGGGCTCGACCGCCGAGGTCATCGCCGAGCACCTGCGCAAGTCCTGCCCCCAGCCGCACGGGTGGCCCACGCCGGCGGTCGAGGCGGTGATCGCCAGGACGGGGCTCGCCGTGATCGACGTGCGGAAGCGTGATCTCGGGGCGCAGAAACTTTCTTAGCTGAAAGTGTGCGGCGGCTATTGCACGTCCATACGTGGTCGCATAGGCTCTGTGTGTCCGGCGGCGCTGAGCCCGCCGGCGCCCCACCGACAGGAGCCGACCATGTACGCTGCTACCACCAAGACCGCCGTCACCGCCGCCATCCTCGCCGCCGTCGCCGAGTGGGAGCGCATCGGCGGCGAGCGCGCCATCACCGAGACTGAGGCGATGTCCATCGCTGACGAGTGCGGCTGCGACGTGAACCCGGTGTACGACGCGTGCGAGCGGCTGGACGTCAAGATCGTCTGAGCCTCACCTCACCCACCGGCCCGGCGCCCGCCGCGAGAGGCGCCACAGGAGGCATCATGGGACGTGTGTTCAGCGCCGAGGGCTACGACGGCCCGCCCGCGTGGTGGGAGGCCCGCCAGAGCCGAGCGGCAGCGCGCCGCCCGGCCTGCGACGAGTACGGCACGCCGGCAGAGGACGAGAGCGACGGCGACGAGAGCGCCGACGGCGACAGCGACGACGACGCGCCCGAGGGCGAAGGGGGTGGGGAGTGAGCGACGTGTGCAAGGTGATTCCGAGCCGGCTGATCGTGACCTCGCGCGAGGTAGCGCAGGCCATCCATGCGGCGCACAGCGACCTGCAGAGGTGGTCAGGCTGGGCTCTGCCGGGCGACATGATGACCGAGTGGGCTCTGCCGGGGGCTGATGCGCCGCTGCTACGCCAGCGCACCACCTACGACTGGGCGCAGGACGCCAAGGGCCTGTATCGGACCAACGAGCAGCATGAGCAGTGGCTGATTGTAGTCACGAACGAGGTGACCGAGTGACCGCTCCCGACTGGCGCGCCGCCTGGGAGCGCGAGCGCGCCGCCCTCGCCGACGACGAGGCCGGCCTGCTCTGGACGCTGCGCTGGGCCGTGGTGGCCTGCGCGGTGGTGGTGACGACGGCCGGGGCGCTGGCCCTGGCGAATGGTGCGAGCCGCGCGGTGGCGCGGTGGGAGGTGGCGCAGTGAAGCTCCGCCACGCCCTCCGCCGCCCCCGCACCACCGCCGAGCGCCGCGCTGCCTGCGCTGCCGCGGCCGACGTGCGGAACGGCGAGGCCGTGGTGCCGGTGCGGGCCCGGGAGCGGCCGACGGCGTGGGATGATCGACCGGTCAGCGCGCGCGGCGACAGGTCGCGGCGGTGGCCGGGGTGGTGGCCCTGCCCGCGTGGTGCGGGTGGGGCGAGGTGAGACGTGATGGATGGGGAGGTGAGCATGGGCGCACCGACTGACAATGGCGAGCGCGACCGGCTGCTCGCCCGAGTCCGCGAGGTCTACGGCGACGATGAACTGCACACCGACCACGTCGGCCTGCAACGTGCGCCAGGGCTGGACCGATGGCGCGTGGTGTCGGGCTGGCGGGGAGTGGTCGCAGTGGCGCAGACGGAGATCGAGGCGCTGCGGAGTGCGCTGATGGAGCGCATGTAGGTCCAAGAGCCCCTGCCGCATGTCGCGGCGGGTGGTGGGGCGTGAGGGCAGAGGCGCCGATGGGGCGCGATGGGGGTGAGGGATGGACGCTGTGTTTCTGCGGGTCGAGGCCCGTGTGCGCTACTGGGAGGACACCGACATCAACGGCACGCCCGACACGGAGAAGGGCGGTCGCGTCCCGATGCGGGTAGGGGACAAGTGGTGCCCGCGTATCGACCTTGAGCGCGGTGTCGTTGTGGACTGGCCGCCCGGCTTGGTGGCGGCTGTCCACTACAAGGTCGCCGACCGGGGCGAGTATTGGCTGCAGGACGATGAAGGCAACGACATTGCCAAGTGGAGCGGCTACTACGTCCCTGATGCCTACCTGTGCCACGGCGACCGTGGGTATGGGGACTACATCATCCTCAACGTCGACGGCAACGGCTGCATCAAGGACTACCGCCGGCCCGTGTTTGACGCGGAACAGTGGGAGCCTGTCACCCGCTGAAATCCGCGCGACCCTGCCGCGCGGTAGACTCCGCCCAGGCCCGAGCCCCCACCGCACCCGGGGGACGTGCGCCCGGGGGGAGCGTGGCACCGCACCGCAGCGCACGGCAGGCCCCCGCGCCCGTCAGCGACCCGCAGGGGCCGCCGGTCCTCGCCCCGCGGGCGGATGTGGTCGATGCGCTGCTCGGGGCGCGGGCCGAGCTGGCCGCCTGTGTGCGAGACGACGCGGCGCGGGCGGACATGTGGGCGGTCCACGCTGCGATGGGCGGGCTGCTCGCGGCCGAGCTGGCCGGCGCGCGGTGGCCAGTCGTCGTCGCGGTGGTCCGGCTCGCGTGGCGGTGCTGCGCGGTGCTGGTCCGATGGGGCGTGGCGGCCGAGCTGGAGACGCGCCGGCGACGGCTCGCGGCCGGGCACGGCGAGCCGGCGGTGCCTTAGAGCGGCGGGAGCTGGTAGCCGTGCCAGCGCCGACAGGTGGCGCGCAGGGCGGTCACGACGGCGGTCGACGGGCGCCCCACCGTCACGGCGCGGGCCTCGGCGCGGGCCAGCCACGCAGGGCTGTAGCCGGCGAGCGTGGTCCGCCACGCGGCGTCGGTGATGCCGGTGTCGATGGCATCGGCGCAGAGGGTCGCCCACTCCGCTTGGGTGAGGTGCTCGCCGAGGGCGGTGGCGGTGTGCCACTCCAGGCCCGATGGGGTCGACTGGCGACCCACGGCAAGCTCGACGCGGGGGCCGCCGGGGGTGAAAACAAGCCATCCCTGGCTATTGTCGGCGACGTTGCCCATAGGTCAAAGCTCCTGCGGCGCGCGGCCGCGGTGGGGATCGGGACGCAGCGTCTGCCCCTCCGGCTCGGGCCGGGGCTCGGGCTCGCTGCACACCGCGTCGAGCAGCATCACGAGCGCCGCCGCGGTCGCCCGGGGCAGGCGCAGGCGCGTCAGCAGCCGGCTCTCGGTGGGCGCGGGGGCGATGTGCAGGGGCGCGACAGCGGGGGCGGCGGGCTGGACGGCGAGCATGGGGGCTCCGGCCCGGTGCGCCGGGCACGGGGTGGAGGTGGTCAGTCGTCGGCGGCGGCGCGCAGGGTGTCGCGGACGTGCTGCAGGGCCTGCCGGGTGAGGGCGAGTTGCAGCCGGGTCTCGACAGCCTCGCGCTCGACGGTCGCCAGCCGGCCCTCGATGCCCTGCCGGTAGGCGGCGCGGCTCGCGTCGTCGGCGGCCAAGCGGCGCTCGACGAGGCCGGCGGCCCAGCGCGCGGCGGCGACGACAGCGCCGACCACGGCGAGCAGCGCGCCGGCCCACCACGGCGAGCCGGGCGGGAGGGTGGCGGCGATGGGGTCGGCGACGACGGCTGCAGCAGGCGCGAGGTCAGGCGCCTGCGCCCAGGCGGCTGCGCACAGGACGCAGGCTAGCGCGAGGCAGGCGAGGGCGAGGGCGGGGCCGCGGAGGTAGGGGGGGAGGGTCATCGCCCCGAGCGTAGCACGCGGGGGCGGCGCCGGGATGGGCTCAGACACCGGACAGCTCCCAATGCGGCCCATCCTTGAAACTGCGCCAGTCGCCACCCCACGTCAGCGTGGCGCCGCCGGTGAGGCCCTCGGCGGCCATCTTGGCCCATTCGTCCTTCACAATGGGCGCAAGGGCGTTGTAGTGCGCCCAATCCCACGACACACCCCCGCCGTCAAGGACCACGATGTCGACGGCGAGGGACGGGGTGCTGTTGTGCTTGCTCTTTGGCCACCGCAGTTTGCTCGCGCCCGACGCGAAAGCCTTGTCCTGATCGGCCTTGTTGCGGTGGCCGAAGAGCACGCGCACGTCGCGCGGCAGGTCGGCGCGCTTGATCAGGCGGTGGCAGAGGGTCTGCAGGCGCGGGTCGGCGGTGGCGATCTGCGCGAGGCTGGACTGGCCCCAGGTGTACGGCATGGTCAAGCCTCCACCGCGCCGCGCCGGCGCTGGTATCGGGTGGCGTAGTCGATCAGGTCGCGGGACCGCAGGCGCATGACACGGACCGGGGCGCCGTCGGGGTCGCGGATCGTGAGGGTCATCGGCGTACTCCCTCCCGCATCAGGTCGTTGAGCAGGGCGCAGGCATCCCGCACCCGCCCCTCGCTCGCCCGCGCGGCCACGAGGTAGGCCACAAGGTCGGCCGCCTCTTGGATCGCCTCCACGGGCGCGGGCTCCCACCCCACCGCGAGCGGCGCGCCGTAGAGGGCTTCACCGTGCGCCAGCCGGGCGAGACAGACCGCCCGCGCATCGGCGGACAGGTGCACCGGCAGGTGGTCCCTGACGGGTGCGCCGGGGCCGCTGGGGCCGCAGTCGCGCAGCGCGAGGGCGGCGATGGTGGGGCCTGCCGAGGTCACGGGGCGCCGATGCCGCTGGCGACGATGGCGTCGGCGATCACGTCGGCGATGGCAGCCTTGGCGACGGCGACGACGGCGGGGTCGGTGCTGTAGAGCGCCGGGCAGTGCTCGTCGACGAGGCTCTCGAACGCGGGGCGGACCCGCTCGCCGGCTTCATCGGCGAGGGTGACGGCGCGCAGGTTGCTGATCTGCATGATGGCCTCAGGGGACGCGGGAGGTAGTGCGCTCGAAGATCTGGATGCGCTCGATTGCGGTCGAGCACGCTCCGCCGGACGCTGCGCCGTTCCAACTGTAGAGCTGGACGTAGATCGTGCTGCCACTGAAAAGTGGGGCCTCAAGCCCGGCGTTCGGGCCGCTGCTGTCGCCGCCGATGTCCGCAAGGTAGGTCGCGCTGCCGCTGTCAGGGTTGCGGGTGCCGCCGGTCGCAAACAACGTCCGCGCCTTGCCCACGACGCGCACGTCGGTCTGAACCAGCGTGGTGCCGTCGCGCCAGCCGGTGGGCACCGACGCAGCAACATCGGCCACCGACGCGCCTTTGCGACTCTGCAACTTCACGAGGTTGCCGGCGGTGTTCTGCCACACGGCGCCTGAGAACTCGGTAGACGCCTCGCTGCCCGATGCAATCGTGACCCCGGTCAGGGCGCGCTGGCCGGTGCCGGTGGCCATATTGACGCGCCAGCGCACCAAGACGAGCACGTCATCGGTGCTGCCGACGCTTGGGCTGACGGGGATCGCGGCGCGCAGTCGGTAGGCGGTCGAGGCCACCGCACCGGGGACGTCGGCGATCAGGCCGCGGGTGGCGTCGACGCCTGCGGTGCCGGTGGTGATCGTGCCGACGCTCATCGTCGCGTTGACGGTGACGGTCGATGCGTTGGCGAGGGTGACCGTCTTGTCGCCGGTGGTCGTGAAGGTCTGCGCGGTCGCGCCGACAAAATTGACATCGCCGATCTTGGTCCACGCGCCGGGGATGCTGCCGCTCGACTCCACCGCCACAAAATAGGGCAGCGACCGCGCGACTTGGCTGTCAGCCGTCCGCGTGACCGCCAGCGTCACGACGATCTCCTGCCCATCCGACGTGGGCAGGACCCACGGCCCGAGCCCCGATCCCGACGACGGGGTGACAGGGTCGCCAGTCGCAGTGTCGGTGGCGGTGAGGGCGTAGGTGATGCCCGAAGCTGGGGCGGTCGGGTGCGTCCACGTCAGGGAGACGGACGTGGTGCCGACGGGCTCGGGCGGGCCTTGGGTCGGCGGGGTTGGGGCGGTGAGGGCTGGCAGGGTGCCGCCGGCCTCGATCTGTACGTAGCCGCGGCGGCCGCTCATCGTCCGACCCCAAGTTCAATCGAGACCGCCGCGGTGCCGGTCTGTGCGGCGAGAAAGATCGAGCGGTTGGGGATGACTCCGACCGTGCCGGGCTTGTCCTCGGCGTCTCGCATCACGACGGAAAACTTACCCTCAGACCCGCTGACGGAAACCGACACCTTGTCAGAGGTGCCGCTCGCCGCCGCGCCGGCGACGGGCTGCGTCCGGCCTGCCACGCCGTTCGCCAAGGCGTAGTACATGCTCGCCGAGGACGTGATCACGACGACCGTGCACCACGACGGCAGGATGACCTCGTGCCAGTTGGTGCCCATGGCGCTGTCGAGCAGCCGCGTTGACGGGGCTCGGAGGTATCCAGACAGGTCAATCGTGGCCATCGGTCAGACCTCCAAGCGGTCGGCGGCGTCATCGGGGAGCGTCGCCAGGGACATGCTCACTATACCCCGAAGCGGGTCGGGCTGCACGCTCACAACCATCGCCAGCCGGGCCGACCATCCGAGCGCGGTGCTGGCGTAGAGCCCGCCGGCGTAGGGGTAGGACCACCGCACCACGTCGCCGGGGCACAGATCCCAAACGTCGAGGCCGGCCACATCACAGGTGATGACCTCGGCCGGCACCCATGCCCATGCCTTCAGCCGGTCGACCGTCGCGAGGCGCACGTCGGCGGTCGCCGACCACAGCGACGCGCTGATGTCATATACCTTGAGCGGGTAGGACGGATACGACCGAAAGAGGCTGGGGCCCGTCGTTGTGCCCGTGGTGTTGCGCACGGCGACGATGCTGTACGCGATATTCGTCCAGTCCGACGACGCCACCGACAGAGACTCAGGCATGACCTGCGCCGGGTCGACGCCGTAGTGCTGCGTCCGCACCGTCGAAGCGCTGCGTGGGCGGATGTCTTGGCAACACCGCAGCGTGATCAAGCCCTGCCGGACGGCCAGAAAGGCGCCATAGGGGGCGATGACGCCGTTGAGCCACGCCAAGCCGTCGTCAGGGTCCGAGTCGACGACGACCTCGATCTGCCCCGATGACGGCAGGCCAGCGGTCAGTGGGCTGTTTGTGCTGCTCTGGATGTCGCTGACGTCAACGTGAACGCCGTCCCGCAGGCCGTAGCCCCACGTCTCGGGGAGCACGTCATAGGCGCCGTTGGTGCCGCCACCGGTCGACGTCAGGACCTTGCAGACGAGGTCGGGGATAGACCCGAAGACCAGCGGCACGTACTCGACAACAGAGCCCAGCGCGGCGTTTACAGCGGTCGTGCCATAGGTCAGCGTCGCGGTGACGCCGGTCAGGCGGTCAGGGCCCGTCGCTGACCCGCTGTAGCGCAGGTAGAAGGCCGTCCCACCGGTCGGGGTGACCTTGACCGCGCCGATGGCCCCGGTCTGTCGGGTCGCGTCAGGCTCAGGCGCGGCGATGTTCAGCGTGGTATCGCCCACGGTATAGGCCGCCGTCAACGTCGTCGGGGCGCGGTACTTGCTGAAAAGCTGCGGCTCGGCGCGCAGGTTGCCACCGCCGGCCCATCGGGCGGTCAAGGCTGCGACAATATCCCACACCTCGAACGTAAACACGCTGTCAGCGCCGATCTCGGTCTTGCTGATCCGCCCCTGCGCGATGGTCTGAAAGTCGCCCCAGCCATCGCCGGGGAACCCCATGCGCAGCCGCACAACGGTCCCGCGACCCAAGGCGCGCAGGATGGTCAGGCGCCGCCCCTCCTCGGGCGCGCCGGCGATGACGGCGAAGCGCCACGCGCCGCTTTCCGGCACCCATTCAATGGGTTGCACGCCGTACTGGCCGAAGGTCAAACCGTCGACGTGGAGCCACGGGTACACGGTCTGCAGCGCGCCGGCGGTGATCGGCGCCGAGGCGAAGAGGTCGAGGGACTCTTCGCTCTGGACGACGAAGATCGGCGCGAGCACGCCCGCGGCGAGCCGCTCCCGGAAGACCAGCGGCCATCCCATCAGGTCCGCCCCTGCAGCCCGCGGGGCGCGCTCAGGGTGGTCGACCCACGCGGGGCCCGGCCGATGGCCTGCTCAAGCGACCGCAGCAGCGCTGAGGCGTGAGGCGTGGTCGTCGTCCCGAGCGCGACGCCCCGCAGCGCGGCGAGGTGCCCGGGGTGCTCGATCAGCGGGAGCGTGAGTGTGTGGTACAGCTCGCGGTCGCTGACCAACTCAGCGACGTCGCCCGGGTCGAGCGTCAGCACAGGCCAGAACCCATAGGGCCGGATAGCGATGGGCGTGGACCGCAGGTTGCCGTAAACACCGCTCTGCAGCGTCAGGATGCCCGACGACGACACCGAAGAGAAGGGGCGGTCTTCGAGCGCGGACTCGGGGTTCGGCGACTGGATCAGGAGCCGGTCGCCTGCGGACAGCGCGGCCGAGGGCTCCCATGCGGCCATCTGTGAGCCGCCGCTGGTGAAGAGAATCGACTGCCCGGCGTTGATCGGGCGGTCGCTGAACGCGAGGATCGCCTTGCTGGGCTCGAGCGCGAAGCCGACCGCGCCGCCCCTGCGCAGGTGCGCGATCAACTGCCGATAGTCGTCGACGTCAGTGGCGGGGATCTGCGGGACCTCGATGGTGACCCGCCACCGGCTGCCGTACTGGACGCGGACGGCGAGCCCGCCGGGGGTTGACGCCCCGTCGGCGAGGCTCTCTTGCACAGCCTGCAGGTCGGACGGGTACACGTCCAAGGTGTTCAGCCGAGCGCTGCCCCATCCGTACCAGTAGAAGCGCGAAGCCGACATCAGGTGCCCCCCAGGACCGTTGTACCACGCCGCAGGCCGCCGGGGCGGGTCATCCGGTCGAGGTCACGAAGGGCGCGCGGCACCACGTCGGGGTGGAGGCTGGCGGCCTGCAGGACCAGCGTGGGGCCGGCCTGCATCGGGCGCCCGCGGGGCGACCCGGTGCGCGAAAACACCTCACCTATGCCAGAGGTGACCGTCTTGATCTGTTCGGTGGCGCTCTCAAACCGCGACGGCTGCTCGTTGCGCCGGTTGCGGCCCCTGCCTTGGTCGCCCGGGGTGAAGATGTCCTTGAACCACGATTTCACGCGGTCCCACGTCTCTCGCCACCACTCCCGCACGCCGTCGGCGATGGACCGGGCGATGCCCCGGAAGCCGCCGATGTCGCGCCACCAAAGGACGATCCCGCGGACGATGGCGACGGGAAGCTCGATGAGGATCGCGACGAACATCCGGGGCACGTTGGCGATCAAGGCGGGGATCAGCTCGGTGATCAGCGTCACGACAAGGTCGGGGATGAACTTTCGGACCAGCGCAGGCAGCATCTTGAAACCCGCGATGAGGCCGTCAACGCCGGACATCAGGCTTTTAGACGTGGCGCCCGCGCCCTGCTGCCCGAGCGCGGTGATCCCGCTGATTGCCGCGCCGATGGCCGCGCCGTAGGGGCCGGCGACCGCGGCGATCTTGCCGAGCATGCCGTCCTGACCGGCGAAGGCATCGGCGAACTTCATCGCAAGCGCCGGGATGCCTTTGGATAGGGCGCCGGTGATGTCGCCGCCCAAGACGTCGCCGATGGCGCCACCGACGCGGGCGCCGCGCTGGACCGCCTTGGCGTACTCTGCGCCGAGGGTGGTCATCAGCCCGCGGAGGTCTTTGGCGACGCCCTCCATCCCCGCTGCTGCACCGCTGACCAGCGCATCGGCGACCTGTCCCGAGAGGTCATCGGCCCAGCCCTGCAGGCCCGGGTTACTGGCAGCCAAGCGTTGCGCATCACTGAGAAGCAACGTCAACCGCTGATAGTCGTCAAGCACGTCCTGCGGCGGCGCGATCTGGTTGATCGCCGCTTCGAGGTCGCGGGCCGACTGGATCGCTGCGGCGGGGATGAGATCGGCCGGCACCGACAGAGCGGACTCAAGTCGCTCGCGGTCTTGGAATGCATCGAGAGCCTTGACCAGATCGTCATACTTGGCCTTCAACTCTGACAGGTGCCGCTTGGACTCTTGGCGGGCCTTGTTGGCGGCCTCTTCGCGGTCCTTCTCTTCGGCCAGCGCCCGGCCGTACTCTTCGGTGGCAGTGATGATGCCGAGACGCTCGGTGTAGAGCTTGCCCAGCTCATCGCGCTCCTTCTCGGCCGCGGCGAGCTTCTCGGCCGCGGTCTGCCGGGAGATCGCTGCCTCTTCGCGTTGTGACTCAGTGAGGCTGTTCAGGACACTTGTGTCCTTCATCTTCGCGTCAACAGCGTCGATGTGCGCCTTCTGCTGCTCAATCGTGAGCGCGATGTCGCGGCGCTTGGACTCGACCTGATCGTCAAGGGCGATGCGGGACCGCTCGGACTGCGCGGCGTAGCGGTCGATCTCGCCGGTCAGCTCTTTGAGCCCGATCTCAGCGTCTTTGTTTGCAGCCCGAAGCCCCGCGATGGCAAGCCGCACGCCGTCGATCTTCTCTTGCGCGGTCGCGGCGCGCTCGCCGGTCTCCAAGAGGCGGGCGCCCAGCCGACCGTTCGCGTCGTCGGCATCGGTGGTCGCGTTCTTGAGTGCGATCATCGCCGTCACGAGCGCAGCGGCTGCGATGGCTACGCCCGCGAGCATGCCGGCCACGGGGGCCAGCTTTGTCAGCATCCCGCCGAACGACGCTTTGAGTACCTCGGCCGCTTCAGTGGCGTCACCGAGGGCCGCCGCGATCTCGGGGCCCTGCTGCATCAGGACCATGAACGGCGACCCGCCGCCCGCAAGCTGCTGCCCGACGTCCATCAGGTTGTAGCGGAGGGTCATCACCCGTCCGCTCAGGTTCTTGATCTGGTCTGCCTTGCTCCCGTCCGGGTCCGGGTCCGGGATCGGCGGGATGGGTGAGGGCGAGGGCATCGGGCCGGGTGTTGGTGATCCGTCCGCCCCCTGCTGTCCGCGCGGCAGGAACCGCCCATCGGGGCCGCGCTGGGGGCCCGGCTTCGCCTGCTGCGCCGCCAGCGCAGCCGCAGCCCGCGCCGCTTCCTCCGAAGCCTGCGCCTGCCGCTCCAGGGCCGCCGCGGTGTCTGCCGCCTGTTGGTCGAGCGCGTTGCCGGACTTGGTGACGGCCGCCTGTTCACTGGCCAACTTGTCAGCATTGCTCGCCGCAGCCAAAAACGCCCGGCTGGCCTCGTCTTTGGCCCGGATGATCGCTTCGATGATGTTGTCTGCCACCGGGCTACCTCATCGAGTCGGAGAGGGCGGAGAGAAGCGCGGGAATGGGGCCGTGCTCTGCGTCGTGAGCATAGCCCGCGCGCGCACAGACTGCATCCCAGACCACGGCCTCCCACGGGTCGGTCAGGCCGAGGACCGCGGAGGGTCGCTGGCCATACCGGCGCGCGGCGAGGTCTGTGGTCAGGGCGAGGTCGGGGTCAGCCCGCGCGAAACGAACCGACCGACTGGACCGCCTCCAGAGCCTGACGCATGGCCTCTTGGGTGATGGCGATCTGGCCGCTGGCGCTGACCGACAGGATCGACAGGCGGCCCGCGGCGGGGTCGTCCTTGCCCACGCCGACGATCTGGCAGTCGGTCCACACATCGGAGCCCTGCGCCCGGACGCCGGTCACAGCGGCCAAGACCGCCTTCTCGCCGCCGTCGAGCATCGCCCGGATCGTCGACTCGATGACCGCGCCGGCCGGGGCGGCCTCGCTGCCCGCGGACGGCTGCGACTGCGCGACCGCGGCGCCGATGACCCCGGACAGGAGTCCCGCACGGGTGGCCTCGGCGACGCTGAAGCGCTTGACACGCCACTCGACGGGGACGCCGTTGGAGACGTCGGGGACCGCGGCGGTGCCGGCTACGGACAGGGAGGCGAGGCTAAAGGCGGGGGCCTCGGGGGCATCAGGCGTCATAGGTGGCCTCGCCGTTGGTCAGGACGATGCCCGGGTTGCCGATGCTCTCGAACTCAAGCGATGTCGTGAGGTCGGCGATGGACTCGCCGATGGTCTCGGAGACCTTGACCGTGCAGTCCTGAATCGTGTAGACCAGCGTCTTCGCGCCGGTCGCGGTGTCGGTGCAGGTGATCACGAGATCGCCCTGCGTGTCGGCAACCTCAGAGGACCGCGGGGTAAACGAGTCCTTGTCAACGACGACGGTGGTCCTCACCTCGCGCGGGCCGACAGAGGGCTCAGCAGTGCGGAGGCTGCCCAACTGCGGGCGGCGGTTCAGGTTGTTCGACAGCACGCTGGACAGGCTCTTGATCGTGCCCAAGGACGACCCGCCCCAGGTGACGGTGACCTCGAAGTGCTCGATGGGGACGGCGCTGGTCAGCGACGGCGAGCCGGCGGACGATGCGGCAGCCTTGCTCTGCGCGATGATGTCGAACGCGAAGGTGACCTCGCTGCCCGGGGTCGCGTTCATGGTCATGCTGTTGACCTTGCACCCCGCGAAAACCTCGCTGTTGCCGGACGTGCCGACCAACTGCTCGATGGTCAGGGAGGGCAGCGCGGAGGCGGCGGCGAAGGTGAACGGCCCGGCGCCGCTGACGGTCCCGAGCGCAGCCCGCAGGAGCATCCCCAGCGCGCTGTAGGACCCCGGGACGGTGACGGTCCCGCCGACCTGCTCATCGGCCACGAAGCGGGTCTCGACGAAGGCCGCCGAAGTGTGCGCCAGCCGGCCGCGGGTCGCGCGGTTGCGGGGGGTCTGCGTCAGCGACGACCCGTTGAGGTGGCACCACTTGGTGCGGCTGACGGCGGTGCCGGCGCTGGACTCAAGTCCAAGGCCAAGGCACGATCCGAGGGAGCGGTAGGGAACACCCATGATGCGGGCCTCCTATGGGGCGGGAGAGAGGGTCAGATCGCGGGGGCGATGGCTCGGACGGTGATGACGCGCTTGTCGAGGGCGCCGGCGGACTGGCCCCAGCCGATGGTCAGCGTCAGCATTCCGTTCACGTTGGTGTTCGGAGTCACGAGGCCGCGGACCGTCGAGCCGTCGGCGTCAGTCCAGACCCGCAGGTTGGCGGCCGATGCCCATGCGGCGAGAGCGCCGGCTGCGGCGTCTTCGGCCTTGACGTAACACCAGTCGATGTCCTCGAAAGTCGTTGACCCACGGTAGGACGCGCCGACCCCGAAGGACAAGCCCTGCAGCGGCGGCGTGATGAAGTGCCGGCGCTCGTTGAGGATGGCCACGACGGTCTGCGATGGCTCGGGGGTCAGCGATGCCGCGGACTCCGACCACGACCCGTTGTCGATCAGGATGGTGCGCCCGGCGGGCATGGCGCGCGGGGACTCTGCCGATGCGACGACGGTGTTGGCGAAGGGGCCGGCGCTCGGATCGGCGCTGACAACCGTCGCGGGGCCCCAGTACAGGTAGACGACCTGCACAGACCCGCTGATCGCGTCGGCGTTGAGCGCCACGTCAAAGTCGAAGACGCCGATCTTGCTCGCGTAGGTCCACGAAGCGCGCTCGTGAGTGATGGCCGACCCGTTGGAATAGGCGATCATCACGTCGTAGCCGTTGCTTTGGACGGTGCTCCAGAACGCTTCGAGGTCCGGGCCGATGGTCAGGCGCGCGACGACGGACGCACCGGGGGCGATGCCGGTGGTGTCGACGGTGACGGCGATGCGGGAGGCGTACTGCGACCCGTTGGTTGCGATGGCCCAACTCATGGGACAGCCTTCCACTGCCACCGGGCAGTGAGCACACAGACCCCGGCACCCGACGGCAGGCCGAGATCGGCAGCCGACGTGGGCAGGGTGATCGAAGAGACGTGGCAGTCGCGGACGATGGCGCCCAGCGTGCGGTTCGCGAGGAAGTGCGTCCGGAGGGTCTGCCACAGGTCGAGGATCGCGGCGTCGCGGGCCCGGGGGGTGTCGGCGGTCGCCGGGGCGTAGATCCTGACCTCGCACGGGAGGTCGACGAGGTCGCTGCGCAGGTTGCCGCCATCGACGGCCAAGCGGCCCTCGACGGGGCGCCACTGGACCAGCTTGCCGGACGGGACGGTGTTTCCCGCCCCGATGCCATAGACCACCGTCGCCGCGGACAGGCCGGTCACGCCCTCCAGAGCGGACTGGATGGCCGTGAGGACGTCGGTGATCGTGGTGGCAGAGTCACTCATCGGGCTGCGTCGATCTCGGTGCGGAGGTGCTTAGCGAACTGGGCAGGGAGTCGCCGGGCGGCCTCTTCTGCGCCGGGGCGGAGGAAGGGGCGGGCGCGGACGGTGACCGATGAGACCAGCATATACCACGGGACGCCGGACGGCTTGTGAATGAGCAGCAGGCGCCCCGCCTTGGACTTCCTGACGAAGAACAGGCCGGCGCCGCTCACCCGCAGAGGGGTCGGGTAGCGGTCAAGGCCCGCCTGTGTCTTGGCTGGCCCGAGCGGGATGCGGAGGTATTTCCCACGCTTTGGCGTGATCGTGGAGCCGTACTCATGCACGCCCGCATAGACCACATCGGCCGCGCCCTCGACGCGCCCGCCTGCCCTCACCACGGCCTCGGGGCCCTGCGCGCCCTGCCGGACGATGCCTGAGATCGACCGGCGCAGGTGGCCGCTCAGGACCGGCGCGCGGCCCTTGGCCTCGCCCTCGGCGACGAGGGCGGTGGCCGTGAGCGCCCGCCCCACGGCCCGCGCCACGCCGACTTGGCCGACGCTGCGCAGCTTCGCGGCGAACTGCTCGGGGGTCATCAGAGGACCGGGATGCGGTAGGGGGCGACGATCTGCGCGACGGCGGCGGGGATCGTCTCGTCTCGGAGGCCGATAGAAACCCCGCCCTCACTGACCGACGAGAAGCCCTGATGCCTGCGCAGGGCGAAGAGGTGCCGGGCCTGCATCGCGACGGCTTGCTCAAGGTCATCGGGCAGGCTGGACCACCCCGCGGTGACCGATGCCTTGATGCCCCGGCGCTCAAGCGTCAGCGCGGTCGCTGAGGGCAGCAGGTCGAAAGCGCACATCAGCGCGTCGGTCTCGTAGTCAGTGCTGGCAACGAGGGTATCGGCCCCGAAGGCGCGCAGCGGGTCGCTGTAGAGAGAGGTCCACGCGGTGACGTTGTGGACGCGCAAGAGCACGCGCCGGCCGTCGTGGGCGACGTGGAGGTCAGGCTCGCGGAGGACGTAGGCGGTCGAGCCCAGCGTGTAGGCGCCCGACGAGGCCCGCGCCATGCCGCACCACTGCGCGATCTGCGCGTCGGCGGCGTCGATCAGGGCCTCAATCGTGGTGTCCTCACCCGTGCCGGTGATCTCCGGCATGAGGACGCGCACGCGGGCGGCGGTGATGATCGGCATCAGGTGCCCCCGGTGAGGTCAGGGTCGGTCGGCTCGGCGGGCGGGTCGTCGCCCGGCCCTGTCTGCGCGCCGGGGGCGGTGACCATCCGACGCGTCAGATAGGGGAGCCCTCCCGCGGCCCGGCCTGTGGCGGCGTAGGCGCGGGGGAGGGCGGCGGCGAGCGCAGGGCCGGCCAGCGGCGCGGCCGCGGCGCTGGGGGCATCCTGCGGGGGCACAGCGGGCACCCCGGCCGCGGCGGGGGCTGCGGTCGGGGTGGCGGGCATCAGGAGCGGATCTCGGTGACGCTGAAGGAGACCACGCCGGACATGACCGCACCACTGCCGGTGTAGGTCTTGGTGACGCTGACCGACTCCAGGCTGTCGATCTCGAGGTCGGCGCCGGTGCCGGACAGGGTCAGCGCGTAGCGGGTGCCGGCGACGAGGTCGCCCTGGGCGAGGTTGGTGGTCAGGGTCGAGATCGTGGTCGCCCCGATCTTGACGGTGATGGTGCCGCTGTTGGCATCGGCCGCGGTGACAGCGGTATCGGGGACGAAGCACACCGACTCGGTGAAGAGCTTGGTCGGCCGGGTGTTGTTGACGTAGCGGGCGACTTCGTTCGCGCCGGCAGCAGCGGTGCCGATCTTGATGTCGATCTGATGGTAGGCGGGGGCGGACATGGGGTCACCTCAGAGGGGGAGAGAGGGCGCACCGGCTGCCGGCGGGGCGGGTGAGCGCCCCACCGGCAGGGTTGGGGTCAGACGTTGATGTTGAACGCGAGGCAGACGTTCTTGGTCGACCCGCTGGTCGGGGCGCTCGCGTAGTCCGGGCTCTGGAAGGCCACGCGCTGCGTCGCGATCACGAGGTTGGTGTCGGTGCCGACCTCGGCCGCGCTCTCGATGGTGACGCCCTTGCGGGTGCCGACCACGTAGGCGTCAGCGTCGACCATGAGCATCGCGGCCTTGTTGTAGGTCCCGCCGGTGGTGTAGAGGCCGGCGGAGGTGAAGCTGCCGGTGTTGGTGCCGTGGCGGCCCATGAACGGGCTGCGGATGATCGGCTTGCCGCCGATCTTGGCCAGCTCGCCGGTGACCGCGGTCGCGAGGTTGCCGTACTTCTCCATCGTGGTGACCTCGCTGATCGTGCTCAGCTTGTTCACGATGGTCGCGAAGTCGGTCACGATCAGGCAGCGGCTGGGGTTGTAGCCCCGGCCGCCGTTGAAGGAGCCCTGCATCGCCTGGATCGTGGCGAAGGTGGGGTCACCGCCGACGTTGATGGTGTTGCTCAGGTCGAACGCAGTGGCGCGCAGGCCCAAGAACATCTTCCGGTGGTCGAGGCTGCCGCCGGCGCCGGACAACGCGAAGACACCCTCGGGGTTCCACGCGGCGAGCGCGGTGTCCTGATGGGTGGCGTTGGTGTCGCCGTTGATGAGGCCGTCGGCGAGACCGAGGGCCATCGAGCGGGCGAGGTCGGTGCGGACCTCAACCATCGCGGAGAGGACCGAGTCGTCCTCGAAGTCGCGATCGATGCGCACGCCGCAGGCCAAGCCCTTGACGGTCATCGGGACCTTGCCCGTGGTGCTGTTGCTGAGCAGGATCTCGGAGACCGACGACGGGGTGGCGGCGCCCTTGTTGTAGGGGCGGGGCAGCGCCGACGTGATCATCATGTACGGGTTCTTCGCGGTCAGGTTGCGCTGGGCAAACAGACCGGGCAGGCCGTCCGACATCGCGGCGCCGGCGATGCGGGTCATCTCGGGGAAGAGCACCTCGGCGGGGATGAAGTCGGCGCCGTTGCCGCTCGACACACCGAAGACGCGCTCGATGACCTGATCGGGGCTGTCGGCGAGGCCGCAGCGGTGGGCGAGGACGGCCATGTAGCCGACGAGGTCGGGGGCGATCTCGGTGAGCGCCCGGTTGACCTGCGCCCGGTTGACAACGAGGATGCCGCTCTCGGTCTCGCGGAGGCTGTAGCCGCGGACAGCGGCGGCGCGGGCGTTGGCCAGCTCGAAGGCCGCCTTGGCCTTGGCGTGGTCCTCGTTCAGCGTCTCGGCGCAGGTGAAGAACCCGTCCTCGAAGACCTTGACGCGGCTGGAGCCGGCGGCGACCTCACGGACCCGGCCGAAGCCGCGGAACTCGGCGCCACGGCCGAAGCGCACGACGAGATCTCCACCGGTGATGACCGGCGCAGCGATCGCGGCGGCCTTGGCACTGGCGAGATCACGGTCGAGCTTGTTGATCTGCTCGCTCATCTTCTCGATGGTGTTGTTGATGTCGGCTTGCGACTTCTCGCTGTTTGCCTTGAGGCTCTTGACCTCAACGACGCACTCGGCGAGGGTCTGACCGAGGCGCTGCTCGGCGGTCTGAACGTCGGCCATCGTGGCCTCCTTGGGGGTGATGACCGGGTGGAGCCGCCCGGCGCGGATGGAGTCAGGAAACCTTGATGGTGAACGCTGCGGAGAAGGCGCGCTCGACGGCGTTGAAGTCGAAGTCCGGGCCGTCATCGGGCGGCGGGGCGGCCTTGCTCTCGGCGACGGGCCCAGGCGCGGTGGCAGGGGCGGTGCCCTCCATCGTCGCGTCGGGGTGCATCGGCACGCCGACGATGCTGCACTCCAGCAGGTTGTTCTCGCTGAAGACGTACCCGCGTTCGGCATACAAGGGATGGTCAGTCGGGTACTTGCTGCGGTCGGTGGCCTTGCCGGGGATGAAGCCGACAGAGGCGGCCCGCAGCGTCTTTTCGTCGAGCATGGCCCGGATGGTGCGGCCTTCGTCGCTCGCATCGGTGGGCACGAAATCACCCTTGAGCACCCCGCCCTCGACGCGCACGCGCTCCCAGCGGCCGATGGGCAGGCCCCACGATCTGTGGTTGAAGAACGCGACGGGGTTCGCGGCGAACCTATCGAGCTTCCATGTCTGCTCAACCACGTCGTCGGCGCCGTCCGGGGTGCCGACCGACATCACGAAGGGGTATCGGCCGGGCTCGCGCTGCGGCTTGCCCTCGCCCTCTTCGTCGGCCTCCATGCCGAGCAGCGCCCGATAGACCGCGGCGGGCGGGGTCTCACCAGGGAGCAGCGCGCCGGCGGCTTTGCGGCCCGCATAGTCGCGGGTCACAGCCTCGGGTGTGGCGCAGACGGGGGCGACGATGGTCGGGATGGTCATGGTCAGTCCTCGATCACAGGGCGGGTGCTACACCGGCAGTTGATGTCCTGCCTTGCAATATTGAACCCGCCGGGGGCTGGGGCACTGGCGCCCACGTCTTCGCCGGACGGTATCACAAACATACCCCCGGGTGCAACTTTTTGACCGTGACAGCGGCGATGGGAGCGGTCAGGTTCCAAGACCCGTGGCGCGCGCAGCCATTCGATCTGCACGTCGACGCCGATGTTGGCTGCGTCGTTGTACGCAAGCAGACTGCCGGCGTTCAGGGCGCGGGCGGCCTCGGTGCGGGCGATGGTTAGAGCCCGCGCCGGGCTGAACGCCTGCGACGACCGGATGCGCTCTTGGATCTGCGACAGGGACTCGCCGGCTTGGATGCCTGCATAGACCTCCGCCTCGATCTGGCGCTTGGTGGTCTCGCTGACGCGGGTCACCTGCTCTGCAAGCAGCTTCTGCGAGGGCGAGAGGGTCGGGTCATAGGTGATGCCCCCGAGCCAGTCCTTGAACAGACCCCATCCGATCTGGACGACGCTCTCGACGATGCCGGTCACTGCCTCGGCGATGATCAGGGCCTCACGCGCCGCGGTGAAGAGGCCGATCACGTCATCGATCAGGATGACGCGCTGGACTCTCGGGGCGCCGGGGGTCAGCGGCAGCATGCGAGATTGGACACCCCGGGCCGCATCGAGGTCGGCGAGGCGGGCGATGATCCGGTCCCGCTGGGCGGTGAGGGCCCGCGACCACGCCCGCGCCATGACAGCCTCGGATGACCGCAGGGCCGACCGGAAGAGGCGCTGTGCCTGACGGGCAGACGGGGAGCGGGAGCGGCGCGCGGCGCGAGTGACGATGCCCCGGCGGAGGCGGAGGGTGCGGCGCTTCGGCGCCTTGAGCTTGTCTCGGCGGACGCGGGCCCAGTCCCTGCCGGCATCGCCACCCCAGAGGAGCCATGCGATCCAGCCGGCGGACGGCTCGGTCTCGCTCTCCCATCCGGGCGCCTGCGCGTCGACGGCGTGGCGCGAGAAGTACGAGTGCATCCGCAGGATCGTGTCTTCGGACAGGGTGACCCGGTTCTGCAGGTCGCGGGCGCGCGCGACGCCGACCGCTGTGCCGCCCCGTCCGTGCTCGGCGCGCAGGCGGAGCCCCTTGCGGGCCGCGGCGGCCATCGCTCGGGTCGGCTTGCGCTCGGCGTCGGTGAGGCGGGGCACTCACTCCTCCCCGGTCAGGGCGGCGAGGTCATCCCGCAGGCTCGACAGGCTGGCGAGGGCTTCGGCGCGGGCCTCATCGGTAGCGTCGGGGTCCTGCAGGACCGCAAGCGCGTCGTCGAGGTCGGCGATCATGCCGGGGACGTCTTCGAGCGCGTCGGAGACGTCGGGCATGTCCTCGGGGTCGTCGCTGTCATCGTCTGGCGAATCGTTGACCGGGGGCGGGGGCGGGGGCGGCGCGCCGGGGGTCGGGGCCTGCGCGGCCGGGGCGAAGGTGAAGGCCCCGGGAGGCAGGTCATCCCAGCCCTCGTAGGCGTAGGCGGTCGCCGGGTCCATGCCGTTGCCGATGTGCATGGTGATCCGGTCAAGCGTGGCCTTCATCGCGCCCTGCAGGGCGGGGACGCCGCTGAAGTCATGCTCGACGGTGATCGCGTCGTCGCGGTCGACGCTGCGGGCGAGCGCGGTCAGGGCCTCGTCAAACTCCGCCACGCGGCCCTGGAGCTGCGTCCAGTACGCCGTCATCTGCGTGTCGCTGGTCGCCCAGGTGTTGGCTCCATCGGCGCCGATGCGGACCGGGGGCACACTGAGGACGGCCAGCACGCTCTCGCGGATCCACTTGCGCTGTTGGGGGGCCTCCATCTCGCGGGGCGCCCAGCCGAGGATCGAAAGCTCTGCGTTGGCCTCGCCGCTAACGACGACCCCGCCGTCGTTGTCCATGAACAGCTTCTTGAGCGCGTCGCGGATCGTCTCGACCTGCCGGGCCGACCACGCCGACACGCCATCGCCCTTGGGTCTGTAGATCGCGGCGGGGCGGCCGGCGGCGGCGGCTTTGGCGGCCGATGCGGAGAGGGCTTTGTCGGCGAGGAGGTCGCTGTGGAGCACCTGCGTCGCCCCGAAGCCGGACAGAAGCTCGGGGCCGTCCTGCCAGCCGAGCGCGAGCATCGCGACGACCTGATCGGGGCGGTACTGGGTGACCTTGTCACTGCCGATCTCGTAGCCAAGCGGCACACCGTCGCCGCCGGGGACCACGCGGACGCGGGCCGGGTGCGACCATCGGATGCCGACCGGGACATTTCGGGCGGCGCCGAAAAGCGGCACGCTGGCCGCCTTTCCGGCCAAGATGCGGTCGGTGACCATCTGCTTGCGGTAGGTCCGCGACGACGGAAAGCCGGTGTTGGCCAGCATCCCGTGGACCCAGTGCTTGGGCACGGGCTCGCCGTTGCGCTTGACCACGATGGGCAGGCTCGCGAGGTCGTCGGTGATCGCCTCGACGCATGCGTACACGTACGCATTGCCCTTGGCAGACAGCGACAGCGTGGGGCTGTAGACCGACTCGACCGGGGCACCAGCGGCGTAGTCTCCGCCGGCCACGAACTCCTTCGGCTTCTCGACGGTCGACGTGAGGCCCAAGGCCCGCGCGACGGCAGCGACGGCCCGCCCGGTCAGGGTGGACGTGCGCAGGGCGAGGGGTGCGGGATCGGCGCTCATGTGTGCAGCATAGCCCAGCGGCGTTGTCAAGGTCAAGAACGCGGCGCGGGGGCTTCGTCCTCTGCCGGCGCGGCGGCGCGGCGCAGGGCATAGCAGAGGTAGCGCAGGCAGTCGTGGGCGTGGTCGTCGCCGTCGGTCTCGTACCGGTCGACGTCGCCGCCCCTGCCGGTCTTGCGCCACGTCAAGCGCGAGGTCTCGCGGATCAGGTTGGGGCATGTGTCGTGGATGACCACCCCGGGGGTGCCCCACTTCTCGCGGATGGCGAAGCGCTCGTGTAGCGCGTCGAAGCTCGCGGGCCGTGCCTTGGGGGCCGGTGCGGTCGGGAGGTCGTACTGCGACTGGAGCACGCCCCGTTGGTCCTTACCCTCGGGGTCGGCCCAGCGCTTGCTTACGGCATCGGCTGTGCAGCCCGAGCCCTGGCAGGTCGCACACCCCGTGCCGCCGGGGCGGAAGGCCCGCACGCGCCACGCTTGCCACACGTCGCCGCCGATCTCGGGGGGCTGACAGTCCGGGCAGCCCTCGACGCGCCAGATCTCGGCGGCGTGGTCGGAGAGCAGCATGTCGGCGGCGTAGTGCTCGCGGTAAACGTGCAGCACGTCGGCGCTTTCGTCGTGAGCAGCCCAGAGGTGGCAGAAGGGGGCGCGGGAGCCGAAGTCGATCACGCCGTAGCGGGTCCATTCCGCGGGGGGCTGGAAGGCAGGGATGACGTAGGGAGGGCCGTTGTGGAAGTCGGGGTGGACGGCGCCTTCGAGGGCTACGATCTCGCCGCGGAGGCGGGACCGGCGCACAGCCTCGGGCTTGCCTGCCCACTTGTCTGAGACGACCTCTGCCGAGACGTACGGGTTGTCGAGCGCATGCACGAAGGCCACAAACAGGCGCCGGGGCGCAGGCGTGCCTTTGTCGAGGTGGCCGACGTTGTCGGTCAGGAACGGAGTCCAGCCCGAGAGCGGGGTCATCGTCGCGTAGGTCAGGCCGTCGAAGTCGATGGTCCGGGCCGTGATCGACGCGAAACCTTGGGGGCTCTGCGGCTCCTCATCGATCCATGCCCCGTGGATGCGCGCTCCCTCAAAGGGGTTCCGAGCGTTACCCTCCGACGTGTTCTGCGCGAAGGCTTTGCAGGTGATCCGGCCTCCGGACGGCAGCTTGACCTCGGCTTCGTTGTCGGACTGCCAAGACCGGCGCACCGACCCTGTCGGTAGGTACACGTCAAGCTTTGCGCGCTGGACGGTGCGGCTCATGTTGAAGGTCTGCGAGACAGCCCAGAACACCCCGGGGTGTCGCTGGATGCGCGACATGTCGAGGCCGTTGAGGTCTGCCCAAGCGCACACGTCGGGGTCGTCGGAGCCTGAGGCAACCGCGACGGCGAGCTGCGCGCCGGCTTCGGTCTTGCCGGTCCGGCTGCCCCCGAGGATGAAGGCCCGGTCATAGTCGCCGGCGAGCATCGCCCTGATCACGCCGACCTGCGAGGTCCGGGCCTCGACGATACCGCAGGCAGGGCACCGGTGCCCCATGCCCTGCCCGGTCGGCTCCATCGGCATGCCGCGCCGGCCCTTGGGGGGCGCCGGGGCGTGCGGGTCGGGGTGAGGGCAGGTGCGGCACTCCGGCGCCCAAAGCCGGGCGTAGGCGAGCGGGCGCGCCTTCTGCTTGGCTTCGAGGGCCTCAACGGCGAACTCGATGTCGGCGAGGGCTTCAAGCAGTGCCCCGGGCGGACGCTTGCCCAGGGCGCGGTACGTCCCGAGCTTGCGCTGCAGCTCGGCGAGCACGGCCGGGATGTCGGCGGGGCGCATCAGCCCTCCTCGTCGTCGCTCTCGTCGGCGGGCTCTTCGTCCTCGGCGGTCTCGTCAGCGTCGGGGATGCGGGAGAGTGCGGAGCCCAAGCGCGAAGCGAGGCGGGCGATCCGGTCTTCGGCCGAGCCCTCGGCGTCATCGGTCACGATCTCGACGATCTCGGTCTTGCCCACGCCGATCCGGTCGAGGATCGCGGTCGCCGCAGAGACGCGGGCGGCCGGCGGGGCGTTCTCGTCTCCGGCGACCTTGCCGAGCGCAGCGATCGCCACGTTGCGGACTGACCGGAGCTTGCCGCGGGTCTCCTTGGTGATCTCCGCGATCTTCTTCTCGATCTCGGCCTTCATGCGCGGGTCTTTCAGCGCGACCTCGACGCCCTTGACCGACAAGCCGCTGAACTCGGCAGCCTTCTTGCGGGTCATGCCGACAGCGACAGCCTCGGCGAGCAGCAGCCGCCGGACGCTGAGCGGGCGCGGGGCGCCCTTGACGTAGGCTGGATTGGTCATCGGTCAGGTCCTCGGCTTGCGGTGTTCGGGAGAGAGGATCATCGGAACGGTCTTGGGCCAGTCGATCTTGTGGTGGATGCGGTGGTTTGGGGATCGAGGGTCGCCCATTTCGCCAATCTTGACGGATGATGGCTGATACATGACCGTATAGAACGATTTCAAGTAGGTGCCGCCGTCGCGATACATCTCCGTGAGCCCGCCGGCGTTTGACTGGGTAGCCTTCTGGTTCAACTGGATTCCAAGCACAGTCAAGAACACGGTGCCCCGCGCGCCCTGGCTGGTGTAGGTGTTGACGTCTTCGTTGAGCCGTCCGGTGAACGTGAACCGTCGATCCGTTGAGCAAAGGAAACTATTCATAGCCTTACGACGCATAGCGTTCTGGTTTGACTCTCCGCCGATATGGTCGCCGCCCTGTGACCATGCGATCGTAGTGACCGGGGTTGCGTCGAAGAAGTCGATCAGCGCGTTCATCACCTCGTCAAACGTAGTGCAACGCCACGCCCCATAGGTGCCCGCCGATTGGAACCGGAAGTAGAACCCTGTGTAGTCGTCGTCGAACTGCACGAAGTACTTGACTCCTACCGATTGGGCAAGGTCAAAGCTCGCGTTTCGGGCATAGATGATCGACCGTCGGTCGTTGAAGTTGTCCCCTTCGTCGAAGGTCTGCGCCACAGCCTCCTTGTCGAACATCAAGACCTGATCGCCGTACCTTGCTCGATAGTCATCGGCGGTCTTGTCTTCGTTGTCGATCACGAGGTAAATCTTGCCGGTGTAGCCCGCCCTGCGAAGGTTCTCAACTGTGATCACGCGGTCGGCGCGCCCGTGAGTCAGTATCAAGACGGCGAAGTCGTCACGCATCGGCGGGCTCCGACGCTGGGCTCTCGCCGTCTGCC